GTTTTATGGCTAAGTCCCCAGCTTGGACACGCAAAGAAGGCAAAGACCCCGAAGGGGGTCTCAACGCCAAGGGCCGTGCCTCATACAACAAGGCAAACCCCGGTAAGCCGGGGCTGAAGGCTCCTGCGCCCAAACCCAAAACCGAGAAAGACGCAGCCCGACGCAAGTCGTTCTGTGCCCGGATGGAAGGGATGAAGTCCAAGAATACTGGCGAGAAAGCCAAAAAAGACCCCGACAGTCGTATTAACAAAAGCCTGAGAGCATGGAACTGCTGACATGGAGATGATGCTTTGGAACGCCCTACTTAGCGCTGTTGTGGCCGGTATGGGTTTTTTGTTGAAGGGCAAGTTTGACGAGATTCAACGTCTTGGCATTTTGCTCAACCGCACGCGTGAAGAAGTAGCGCGAGACCACATCACACGTACAGAGTTCCGTGCCGACATGCAGCAGTTGCTCGATCGCTTCGACAGGCTCGAGCGTAAGATTGATTCAATTCGCGGCGCAGCCTGCGACAAGGAGTGAAAGATGAACAAGAAAACGATGCGCAACTACAAACCACGTCGCCCAGAAATGACATTGGATGATGTGATGACAGAAACAGGGCGTAGACACCGTGACGAAGATCGTCAAAAAGTAGCTGATGCAAAGATGCAACCCAAATTGGACGCTGCTTACGAAGCATCAAGCACTGTCGGTAAAAAGTGTGGCGGCTCAGTGAAGAAGATGGCTACGGGCGGTGCGGTCAAGGGTGCGGGCGCAGCCATCAAAGGCGTGCGTAAGTGCAAGATGGTGTAACCATGGCTGAGAAGTGGATTCAGAAGGCGATCAAGAAACCCGGAGCTCTGCGCTCCGAGCTTGGTGTAAAAGAAGGGAAGACGATTCCCGCCAAGAAGCTCGCCGCAGCCGCGAAGAAGCCCGGAAAGTTGGGGCAACGCGCCCGTTTGGCGCAGACCCTGAAAAAAATGAAATGAGGTGGGTGAATGGCCACATCAGGAACAGCGACCTTTAACCTTGACCTAGCGGACATTGTTGAAGAAGCATTTGAGCGCACCGGCAACGAGATGCGTACAGGCTACGACTTGCGAACTGCACGTCGTTCGCTTAACCTTTTGTTTGCTGATTGGGCCAACCGTGGTGTGAATATGTGGACCATTGATCAGGGGTCTATCCCTTTGGTTGCAGGTACTGCCACATACAACTTGCCCTCGGACACTGTTGATTTGCTTGAACACGTCATTCGTACTGGGGCTGGAACGGCTGCTACGCAGGCCGATTTGAACATCACACGCATCAGCGTGTCGACGTACTCCACGATCCCAAACAAGCTGCAACAAGCCCGCCCTATTCAGGTCTATATTGACCGTAGGACCACAACGCCTACCATTACGGTTTGGCCCGTTCCCGATGACAGCCAGCCTTATACGTTTGTGTATTGGCGACTGCGTCGCATCCAAGATGCGGGTTCGGGTACAAACACAATGGATGTGCCTTTCCGTTTCTTGCCCTGCCTTGTGGCAGGACTTGCGTACTATTTGTCTTTGAAGCTGCCCAACGCTTTGCCGCGTTTGGAAGTGCTGAAAATGCAATACGATGAGGCTTGGGAAGCCGCTGCTACGGAAGACCGTGAAAAAGCAGCGGATCGGTTCGTGCCCCGTCAGATGTATATTGGCTGAGCATGGGAAATAGATTTGCTTCAGGTAAGAACTCGATCGCCATGTGCGATCGTTGTGGGCAGCAGTACAAGCTCACAGACCTGAAGACAGAGATCATCAAGGGCAAGGTATTCAATGCGCTTGTGTGCCCTGAGTGCTGGGATCCAGATCACCCTCAGTTACATTTGGGTGAGTTCCCGGTTGAGGACCCGCAAGCCGTGCGAAACCCTCGCAAAGACACCAGCTACTATGTATCTGGTACAAACGCTGCAGGCAACCTGTCTGGCGGCAGCCGAGACATTCAGTGGGGTTGGAACCCGGTGGGTGGATCGAGATTTTTTGACATTGAGTTGACGCCAAATACCTTGGTGGCAGCTGGAAATGTTGGTACAGTAACGGTTACCAGTTCATAAGGAGCCAAAAATGGCAACGAAGAAACATACTGATGTCAAGATGGACAAGGCAGCAATGCAGAAGGCCGTGAACAAGCACGAAGCCAATTTGCACAAAGGCCAGCCCAAGACCAAGCTCGCCAAAGGCGGCATGACAAAAATCCGTGGCACAGGCGCTGCCACTAAAGGTATTTACGCTCGCGGCCCCATGGCGTGAGGTGAGCCATGACCTACGCTGAGCTGCGCGCAGCCATACAGGCTTACACAGAAAACTACGAACAAGATTTCGTAGCGAATATTCCTGTCTTTGTTAAGCAGGCTGAAGAGCGTATTTACAACTCGGTGCAGTTCCCGGCTTTGCGCCGTAACGTGACAGGCTACACGATCGCGGGTAACACCTATCTGGCTTGCCCCAACAACTTTTTGGCGTCGTACTCCATGGCGGTGATCAATCCCGCTACTGGAGAATATGAGTATTTGCTCAACAAAGACATTAGCTTCATGCGCCAGATGTACCCCAACCCTAACGATCAAGGGTTGCCCCGTTACTACGGGTTGTACGGGCCTCGTTACGTGAACCAGAACGAGTTGGTGTTCATGTTGGGCCCCACTCCAGATGACGCATACATGCTGGAGTTGCACTATTTCTTCTATCCCGATTCAATCGTTCAGACCAATGAGTCGTGGTTGGGAGATAACTTTGATACAGTGCTGTTGTACGGTTCGCTGGTTGAGGCATACACCTTCATGAAGGGTGAGCCTGATTTGATCAAGCTGTACGACGAGAAGTACAAAGAAGCCCTTGGTTTGGCCAAACGTCTTGGGGACGGTATGGACAGACAAGATGTCTACCGCAGCTCGCAGGTTCGCCTGCCAGTGGTCTGATGAGGTAAGACGATGGCGATATTTCAAACCATGTGCACAAGCTTCAAGAAAGAACTCTTGGAAGGCGTGCATGATTTCACAACTGATACGTTCAAAATGGCGTTGTACACGGCTGAGGCCACGTTAAACGCCGACACTTCAGAGTACACGAGCAGTGGCGAAGTGAGTGGTACGGGCTATACAGCTGGGGGCATCACCCTTACTGTGAACCCTGATCCGCAGGCTTCGGGCACCACAGCGTTCGTGTCCTTTGATAGCGCAGTATTCAATGCTGCGTTGACAGCCCGCGGAGCTCTTATCTACAATAGCTCCAAGAGCAATGCAGCAGTGATTGTGCTTGATTTTGGCTCTGACAAGACCATGACCAATTTCACTGTTGAGTTCCCCTCTGCAACCGCAACTAGCGCTATACTGCGCATTGACTAAGGAGCATTTCTATGCAAACCGAAAAACTGTCCGCCATTGATGCTTCAGGAGCCGCTGTTGCGCGCTCTGCAGGGCAAGATGAGCAACTTCATGTAACCGGCACCTACACCGTTGAGTGTATTGGTGAAGACGGCCAAGTTAAGTGGACTGACACCATCAAGAACCTCGTTGTGACAGTCGGTAAAAACGACTTGCTCGACAAGTATTTTGAAGGTTCCAGCTACACTGCCGCTTGGTACTTGGGCTTGGTTGATGGCGCCACTTCTCCTACCTATGCTGCTGGTGACTCTATGTCGTCGCACTCTGGTTGGTCTGAAAGCGTGGCTTACAGCAACGCAACCCGTCCTGCTCCTACTTGGAACAGCGCATCGTCTGGCTCGAAGTCCACTACTTCTACAGCCTTTAACATCAGCGGCACGGCCACTATCGCTGGCGCGTTCATGACTACCAGCAGCACCAAGAGTGGTACTTCCGGTATTCTGTACTCTGCTGGTAACTTCACTGGTGGTAACCGTTCTGTTGTGAGCGGCGACACTTTGAACGTGACCTACACCGCTTCCGTTTAAGGAGTAGAAAATGGCTGCTAGCTTCAAACTCGCTGACACAGTTAAAGTGGCTGCACCTGCCCCTCAAGGCACCGTGCTGCAACTGGCTGTGAATCAAGACGGTGAACTTCAATATTTGGTTGAGTACACCGACGGCAACGGCGTTCAACAACGCTGGTTCAAAGAAGAAGATCTGGTAAAGGTCTAATATCATGGCGCTCGTACTTGCAGATCGTGTCAAGGAAACTACCACCTCTACAGGTACGGGCACCATCACGCTTGCCGGGGCACAAACCGGCTTTCGCTCTTTCAGTGTTATTGGCAACGGTAACACGACCTATTACACCATCGCTGGCACTTCCGAATGGGAGGTCGGTGTTGGTACCTACACGTCTTCTGGCACAACGCTGAGCCGTGACACAGTACTGTCTTCGAGCAATTCGGGCAACTTGGTCAATTTCAGCGCGGGTGCAAAGGACGTTTTTGTGACGTTTCCCGCCTCAGCTGCTTCTAGCAGCATGAACGTGGATGGTGGCGTGGCGACATCTGTTTACACCGCTGCTCAGGTTATTGACGGAGGTAACGCAAGTGGCTGACATTATTCAGGTTCGTCGTGACACAGCGGCAAACTGGACGTCTGCAAACCCAACACTTGCTCAAGGCGAGATTGGGTACGAGACAAATACTGGGTACATGAAGATCGGTGACGGTTCTACTGCATGGAATTCGTTGTCGTATTTCAATCCCGGTCTTACAACAGGCAAATCCATCGCAATGGCGATGATTTTTGGTTTCTAAGGGGTAGACATGGCTGCGCCAAACATTGTTAACGTATCAACGATTTACGGCAAGACGGCGTACGCTACGCCCGCGAACACTACTGCAAACGTGTTGCTTGCCAATGCGGCTTCGTCTGGCAAGGTCTTCAAGATCAACCAGATCGTTGCTTCCAACGTCGATGGCACAAACGCTGTTGACTGCACGGTGGCAATCAATACTGCAGCGGCTGGATCGGGCACTTCTTATACAATCGTGTCGACAGTGGCTGTTCCTGCAGACGCTTCGCTGATTGTGGTTGACAAGACCACGGCGATTTATCTGGAAGAGGACAAGTCCATTGTTGTGACTTCAGGTACTGCCAGCAAGATCACTTATACCATCAGCTACGAAGAGCTGAATTAAGGACGGTGGGCCATGTCGCTTCGCCGTCTCGCTGGTCTCATCTCCAGCAGCATTGACCCGCTGCGCGTTCCCAACGCGCCCACTAACGTTATTGCCACGGCATCGACGTCTTCAACGGCGTCTGTTGCTTTTACAGCGCCAACTGACACGGGTGGTGGAGCCGTCACAGGTTATGCCGCAGGAGACCCTGCGACGGGTGCCTACGGCACAAATGCGACTTCACCTATTTCAGTAACTGGGCTTACTGGGTCGACCACATACACATTCCAAGTCTGGGCGCTTAACAGCTACGGCCCCGGCCCTTACACACTAGCCGCCCCGATCACAACACCTGCATCAAACCCCGACCGTGGACTGTTTGGTGGTGGGTATACAGGCGGACGCTCAAACGTCATCGACTACGTGGCTATTGCCTCTGCTGGCAATGCCACAGACTTTGGCGATTTAACTGTTGCCCGCAACAGCTTCGCCAGCAGTTCCTCAAGCACCCGTGGGCTTTGGGGTGGTGGGTATACAGGTAGTGCGTCTAGCGTCATCGACTACGTCACTATTGCCTCTACCGGCAACGCCACAGATTTTGGCGATCTCACACTTTCATACAACGATTTAGCTGGCTGCTCAAATGAAACGCGGGGTTTATTTGGTGGCGGCTATTCATACGGTAGCTTAGGCACTATCTCCTACGTGACTATTGCTACCACTGGCAACGCCACAAACTTTGGCAACCTCACAGTTGCACGCCACAGCTTAGCCGCCTGCTCCTCAAGCACCCGCGGACTGTTTGGTGGTGGGTATATAAGCGCTAACTCCAACGTCATCGACTACGTCACTATTGCCTCTACAGGCAACGCCACTGATTTTGGTGATTTGACCGTTGCACGCTCCAACCTAGCCGGCTGTTCCTCAAGCACCCGTGGCCTGTTCGGTGGTGGCAGCTCCCCGACAACCAACGTCATCGACTACGTCACTATTGCCTCCACTGGCAACGCCACAGACTTTGGTGACCTCACAGTTGCACGCTACGGCTTAGGCGCCTGCTCCTCAAGCACCCGTGGACTGTTTGGTGGTGGCAGTACAGACGCGGGTTTCTCCAACGTCATCGACTACGTGACTATTGCCTCTACAGGTAACGCCACAGACTTTGGCGATCTCACACTTGCACGTGCGTACTTAGCCGCCTGTAGTTCAGGTCACGGAGGACTTCAATAATGCCTAATTACTCCGGTGTATGGACGCTTGCTTCGCAGTTCCAAGCTGCAGGGTTGAACTTGTGGCCTGTAATTGCCCCTCCCGGCCCCGTTGACCGTGGATTGTTTGGTGGTGGACTTGCAGGTAGTACGTCTAACGTCATTGATTACGTCACCATTGCCACTACTGGCAATGCCACTGATTTTGGTGATTTGATTGTTGCACGCATAAAGTTGGCTGCATGTGCGTCTAGCACCCGTGGGTTGTTTGGGGGCGGTTCCTCTGACGGTGGCTCTACAGGTAACAACACCATAGAGTACGTAACCGTAGCAACAGCAGGTAACGCCACAGACTTTGGCGATCTTACAGTTGCGCGACTTGGTTTGGCCGCCTGTTCCTCAAGCACCCGTGGGCTGTTTGGTGGCGGATATTCAGGTGGTTACTTCAACGTCATCGACTACGTCACTATTGCCTCTACTGGCAACGCCACTGATTTTGGTGACCTCACAGTTGCACGCTATGGCGTTGCGGGCTGTAGTTCAGCTACACGTGGTGTGTTTGGTGGGGGTTTTAGCGGTTCGTACTCTAACGTCATCGACTACGTCACTATTGCCGCTACAGGCAACGCCACTGATTTTGGAGATTTGCTTGCAGGAACGTACACAGTGGCCGCCGCTGCATCTGCTACACGGGGGCTGTTTGGTGGTGGTGATACAGGTAGTATGACTAATGTCATCGCCTATATCACAATTTCCTCTGCTGGCAATGCCACAGATTTTGGCGACTTAACAATTGCACGCGACACCCTTGCCGGCTGTTCCAACAGCACCCGTGGGCTGTTCGGTGGTGGCACCTCATCAAACGTCATCGACTACGTCACTATTGCTACTACAGGCAACGCCACAGACTTTGGTGACCTTACAGTCGCACGCAGCAACTTAGCCGCCTGTTCCTCAAGCACTCCTGCTGTTCAAGCTTCTGTCGACGTCTCCAGTAGCAACATCGGGCTGTTTGGCGGTGGTTACGCAACAACAACTCTTATCGACTACGTTGATATTGCCTCTACTGGCAACGCCACATACTTTGGTGACCTCACAGTTGCACGCGCCGGTTTAGCCGGCTGCTCCTCAAGTACCCGTGGGTTGTTTGGTGGCGGCTACGGAGCAAACTACTCCAACGTCATCGACTACGTCACTTATGCTACACAACAGTTAGCCACAGACTTTGGTGATCTCACAGTTGCACGCGATAGCATAGGGGGCTGTTCTAACAGTACCCGTGGACTGTTTGGCGGCGGGTATACAGGCAGTTACTCAAGCCGTATTGACTACGTCACTATTGCCTCTACAGGTAACGCCACAAACTTTGGCAACCTCACACTTGCACGCGGCCAAATAGCCGCCTGCTCAAACAGCACTCGTGGACTGTTTGGTGGTGGTGAAACCCCACTAACAAACGTCATCGACTACGTCACTATTGCCTCTACAGGCAACGCTACAGACTTTGGTGACCTCACAGTTGCACGCTACGCCTTAGCCGGCTGTAGTTCAAGCACCCGTGGACTGTTTGGCGGGGGAACTACAGGCAGTAACTCCAACGTTATCGACTACGTCACTATTGCCTCTACTGGCAACGCCACAGACTTTGGCGACCTCACAGTTGCACGCCAAGCCTTAGCCAGCTGTTCCTCAAGCACCCGTGGACTGTTTGGTGGGGGAATTACAGGCAGTAACTCTAACGTCATCGACTACGTGACTATTGCCTCTGCAGGCAACGCCACAGACTTTGGTGACCTCACAGTTGTACGTCAATATCCAGCAGGCACATCCAACTGTCACGGAGGACTCGCATAATGAGTAAACGCTATCTGGGCGGGTTCATCACGCCGACTCCTACACAGCCCTCCACAACAGCTGCCCCCGGAGTGTGGACGCTTGAACAAGCGTCGTTGTATATCAAACTGGGTCTGTGGCCAGCACCATACGTCCCGCCATCAAACCCCGACCGTGGACTGTTTGGCGGTGGGGATACAGGCAGTGCGTCTAACGTTATCGACTACGTCACTATTGCCACTGCCGGCAACGCCACTGATTTTGGTGACCTCACAGTTGCACGTTGGAACTTGGCTGCCTGTTCCTCAAGCACCCGTGGACTGTTTGGTGGTGGTAGCTCAACAACAAACGTCATCGACTACGTCACTATTGCCTCTGCTGGCAACGCCACAGATTTTGGTGACCTCACAGTTGCACGCAGTGCCGTAGCCGGCTGTTCCTCAAGCACCCGTGGACTGTTTGGTGGTGGAACTACAGGCAGTGTCTCAAGCCGTATTGACTACGTCACGATTGCCACTACAGGCAATGCTACAAACTTTGGCAACCTCACAGCTGCACGCTCCGGTTTAGCCGGCTGCTCCTCAAGTACCCGTGGGTTGTTTGGTGGTGGTTTCGAAGCAGCTCGCTCCAACGTCATCGACTACGTCACTATTGCCTCTGCTGGTAATGCCACAGATTTTGGTGACCTCACAGTTGCACGCAGTGCCGTAGCCGGCTGTTCCTCAAGCACCCGTGGACTGTTTGGTGGCGGCTTTACAGTCACCAACGTCATCGACTACGTCACTATTTCCTCTATTGGCAACGCCACTGATTTTGGTGATCTCACAGTTGCACGTTGGAACTTGGCTGCCTGTTCCTCAAGCACCCGTGGACTGTTTGGCGGGGGAACTACAGGTAGTGCGTCTAACGTCATCGACTACGTCACTATTGCCTCTGCAGGCAACGCCACAGACTTTGGCGACTTAACAATTGCACGCGAAGGTATTGCTGCCTGCTCCTCAAGCGCTCCTGCTGTTCAAGCCTCTGTCGACGTCTCCAGTAGCAACATCGGGCTGTTTGGTGGCGGTTCTACAGGTAGTAACTCAACCCTTATCGAGTACGTTGATATTGCCACTACAAGCAACGCGGCGTATTTTGGTGACCTCACAGTTGCACGCTCCGGTTTAGCCGCCTGTTCCTCAAGCACCCGTGGACTATTCGGTGGTGGTAGCCCAACAACAAACGTCATCGACTACGTCACTTATGCCACACAACAGCTAGCCACAGACTTTGGTGACCTCACAGTTGCAAGCGAAGCTATTTCCGGCTGTTCCTCAAGCACCCGTGGGCTGTTTGGGGGTGGCTACGCAGGAGCTTTCTCCAACGTCATTGACTACGTCACGATTGCCTCTGCTGGCAACGCCACAGACTTTGGTGACCTAACTGTTGCACGCTATTGGCTTGCCAGCTGCTCCTCAAGCACCCGGGGGCTGTTTGGTGGTGGATCCGCGTCAACAGGCTACGTTAATGTCATCGACTACGTTACTATTGCCTCTGCAGGCAACGCCACAGACTTTGGTGACCTCACAGGTACATACACTCAATCAGCCGGCTGTTCCTCAAGCACCCGTGGGTTGTTTGGCGGCGCATATTCAGCTGGTGTGCTTAACATCATCGACTACGTCACTATTGCCTCTACAGGCAACGCCACAGATTTTGGTGACCTCACAGTTGCACGCAGCGATCCAGCCGCCTGTTCCTCAAGCACCCGTGGACTGTTTGGGGGTGGGAATCCAGGCGGTTTCTCCAACGTCATCGACTACGTGACTATTGCCTCTACTGGCAACGCCACAGACTTTGGTGACCTTACAGTTGCACGCAAGCAATTAGCCGGCACATCCAACTGTCACGGGGGTTTGTAAAACGCGCGAATGATGATGTACACTTGTACTTCCCATATAACCAAACAGGAGAAGCACAATGGGCGACATCATCATTCGTAACATCCAAACAGGCTTGGTCACTTCCAAGCCAGAGTACAACGTCATGTTGCAAAACATCGACGCCAAGCTCCCCGCAGTCGTGCGGGACTCCTCCAATTTCTACAAGTCACACTCCCAGTTCATGGGCGTCACCATTGACGTCACTGCGCTTACCCCCATCCGTTCTGTCAAGCACACCTTGGCTGAAATCGACCGCACCCGTGCTGCCTTACAAGAAGCTTACATCAACGTGCAGAAGAAACAGATTGAACTGCGCCGCAAGGAGCACAAGCTGGAGAACGACACCGAGATCGACCGCTTTGACCGCGAACTGCTGGAGGTGGAGATTCTGGAACTTCGCTCACAGCTCAAAAGCACCCAAGACCACATGGAAGGTGCAGTGCGTAAGATGAACTTCTTTGTCAACCAGCACGACGCTTTGATGAAGAAAATCGGTAAAGAGATGCTCACAGAAGAAGACTTTGAGCGCGAAGAATCTCGCTACCACATCATGACCTGTATGAAGCAAGCGCTCAACGCTGCCCGTAGCCGCAATGGCATGATCGACGAAGGCAACCTCATTTATTTGTTTGAGCTGGGTATCAACGCTGCGCAGGCGCAAGCGGAAATGTTTGCCTATCTGAACTTGGAAAACCAACTGGTCTCCGAAGGCAAAGCACCCACGCATGAGATGACAATGGCTTGGCTTGAGGCTTGTGCAGACAAGTGGCTTGACTGCCCCCGGGATTTTGCTGAGCGTCGCGGCTTCCAGATTCTGGATCTGTCGTCTTTGACTAACCTGATTGAGCACGCCCCCACAACTGGCCAAGCTCAAGACACTCAGGAGTAAGTCATGCACCTCGTCGTCGGCACTCCTATGTACGGCGGCATGTGTTGCAGTGAGTATGTCCAGTCTATACTGGCGCTCAAAGAAGCGATGATGGCAGGTGGGCACAAGCTCACCTGTATTTTCTTGGGTAACGAGTCGCTCATTCAACGCGCTCGTAACACGATCGCTTGGCACTTTCTGCAAACAGATGCCTCCCACCTCCTGTTCATGGACGCAGATCAGAAGTTTCGTCCCGAAGATGTAGCCCGTATGCTCAAGGCTGACAAAGCTTTGATGGCGGGTTGTGTACCCATGAAAGGCATAAACTGGAACCGTGTGCGTCAGGGGGCTTTACTTGGGCACCCAAATCTGGCATCCTTAACGGGTATATTCAACATCACCCCGCTTGAAGGTCATGAGATGAAGTCTCCAACCGAGCCATTTCAAGTCAAACACGCCGGAACCGGGATGATGCTTATTCGTAGAGATGTCTTTGACACACTCGCGCCTCACGTTCAATACTACTCAAACGGTGGTGCGTCCATCCCGTCTGATGCCAAGGTAGGGAATTTCTTCGATGTTGGGGTCAAAGATGATCTACTGCTATCCGAAGACTTCTTTTTCTGCCACAATTACAGGCAGCACGGCGGGACTGTATGGGCAGCGCCATGGTGCGAAGTAGGACACTTTGGTTCATACCTGTTTAGTGGGCAGTACGCCCAAGGAGCATAAACATGGCGTATCAGTGCATCAAATACCGCTTGACGCAACGCGGCGAGATTCCTGAGTATCTTTATCTAGGTGAAGACGGAGTCGGTGGCGTGTATGGCGTCGGTGTGAAAGATGAACCGCCTCCCCGTGATGTGGTCATGATTGGCATTGCCAAGGATGGCGCTACTGGGGATTTTGAAGTGGTTGCAAGTCAAGCCGATTTGCAAGCGTACTTGACCGAAGTGGGCCGTGAGTGGGTCCAATTCAGTCAAAACCCCGAAGACCCTCCTGTTCCTTTTGATCCTGTTGCTGCTGCACAGTCTGTTTGGAATCGCTTGACCGCTCTCAACGGTTAAGCCCTGACCTTGGGCGGGTGATTCATGCTTGGCTTTTCCGCGCTTGCGCAAACCCCATTTTCCGCGCTGCCGTTTGCGGGGGGCCAAACTTACGATGAATATGTGCTCGAGAGCCTCACGGCGCTCGATGCGCAGACTGCCTTACTGATAGCCTCAAGTGCTGTCACTGAGACAGCTACCGCCCAAGAAACTCAGGTTGCAGGACTTATTCTTGCTGCTGCGGTTGCAGAAAGCGTTACAGCCACAGACACACAAACGGCCACTGCAGCGCTTAACTCAAGCGTAGCGGAGTCTGTCACCGCACAAGACTCAGTCACAACCGAACAAGCAGTAACGGCTGCTCTGACAGAAAGCGTCACCAGCACAGACGCTGTAGCCTCTCAACTTGACGCGGTGGGTGCCGTTACTGAAACGGTTACTGCTGCAGACAGCGTGAGCGCCACCCCGACACTTGCAGCTGTTATTTCTGAAAGTGTGACCGCACAAGACGCGGTCAGTGCGCAGGCTGCGTTCATTGCAGACGTGACAGAAACCGTCACCGCACAAGACTCAGTCACAACCGAACAGGCAGTAACTGCCGCCTTGACAGAAAGCGTCACCAGCACCGCCACACAGGTGAGCGTGCTACAAGCTGTCGCGGACCTTACAGAAACAGTTACCAGCGCTGACGCTGTTACTTCGCAGCTTGATGCCATCTCTGTGATTGCCGAGAGCGTGACAGCGCAGGACTCTGTCGCCGCAGGTC